CTTCTCAGTACACTTTTACTAGAGAGAGCGTAGCAACATACACTGATAGCGCGAGTGCTCTTCAGACAGCGGGAATCAATGTCGAGAGATTCAACTATGCTAATGGTCAGAATCTTGGACTCCTTATTGAAGGCACTAGAACAAATTTCTTTCTCAATTCAGGTGCACCTGTAACTCAGACTTCGGGAACTCTCGCAACAGGAACATACACCTTGTGGATGGTGGGTGCCGTATCTTTAACAGTAGCTGAGAACTCTGCAACTATTACAGGGGCGGGAACTTCAATTGACGGAACACCCGTTGTATTTGTTGTAACTGTTACTGGAACAGTAAACTTCACTATTACTGGATCGCCCACAAGAGTTCAATGTGAGCTAGGACCTTTTGCTTCAAGTTATATTGCTACAGCAGGAACTACGGTAGTACGTTCGGCGGATAATGCAACAAGAAGCGTTAATTTCTTACCGGGCACTTTCCTTATTAAGGGTAAATCCTCAGGAGTAGGAGAGACGCAAATTCTCTTTTCCTATTCAGATGGATCATCTACTAATACTGTGCGCCTACAAAGGGACGCAAGTGGGGATGCATCAATTACTATTAGAAGCGGAGGCGGATCATCTGCCTTATTAAACATAGGAAATCTAGCTGCATATGCAAATATTGCAGTTGCAGTAAGAACTGAAGCAGATAATTTTGCAGCTATCATGACAGGTAATTCTTTACAGACGGATACTAGCGGAGCCTCTCCTACAGGTGTGACAACCTTGAAGCTGGGAAGACGCTCGGATGACGTATTCTATTGGGGAGGAACTATTTCTTCTCTTATGGAATGGGATGCTAATACATTTCTATCGAATGCAGCTTTAACAAGTTTGGTGGCGTAATGGCAAGTAGTGGTACAACTGCATGGTCGATGACCCTTGATGAAGTTCTTGATGAGGCTATCCTTCGCTCAGGAGGGGAACCAACTCTAGGGCACGAGGTTCAGTCGGCGCGGCGATCCCTTAATCTCCTGTACCATGAGTGGTCTAACAGGGGCATTAATCTATGGAAACTTGAGCAAGTTGTAGTAACTCTCTCGGTCTCCGTCACATCGTACACACTACCTTCAGATTCCATTGATGTTCTCCGGGCCTCTTACCGGAGGGCTTCTACCAATAATGACTATCACATGGATCGCATCTCTTACGAAAATTACTTGGACCTGCCCAATAAGAGCAAGACGGGTCGTTCATCTCAGTATATGGTTGAGCGCCTCAGAGACTCCACTGTAATCAACTTATGGCCTATTCCCGACACTGCAGATGACCAATTCGTCTACTGGCAAATCTCTCGTATTGAAGACGCCGCTGCTCTAGCAGACAACGCTGACGTTCCCGACCGCTTCTTACCCCCACTAATCTCAGGACTGGCCTACCACTTGGCACGCTCTCGCGTAGGACTTCCTGAAGAGACTCGGGCGCGCCTCAAGGGAGAGTACAAAGAGGACCTTGAACTCTCTATGGAAGAAGATCGTGACCGCGCGCCCTTCAAGATTCACCCCAAGATTCCAAGTGGGCGTGCATAATGGGCTGGGCAAGCGGCAAGAATTCAGTAGCTATCTGTGATAGGTGCGGGTGGAAATACCCCTACAAAGAACTCAAGACTGAAACCCTTGGCATTCGTGTCTGTGAAACGTGTGATGATGGGTCCTTCAATATTATTGACCATCCACAGAACTACCCCGCAGATGTCTCTGAAGACGTGGCCCTACGCTACCCGCGCCCAGACGTAGCACTATCAACTACAGCGGATTGGGAACCCTCAGACTCTACCGCCGATCCTAAAGGAGATAACTCGTGAACTATAATACTCTCGTAAGTGCAATCCAAGAGACGATGGAGGACACTTCCCCTGAGTTCATCCTCAATATTCCGCGCTTTATTGACAGAGCTTCAGAAAATCTCTTCAAGGATACAGACCCCTACGCCTTTGTAGTCGTTACAACTGTGACAGCTACCCCCTCTGATGCCTTTATTGCGGCCCCTACGGGCGAGGCCATTGTAAAGAATATCGCTTTCATCGCCTCTGGCAGGCGCACTCAACTTAATCAGCGTACTGATGAATACCTTATGGAGTACTGGCCCGTGCGCACCTCCACAGGCGTTCCCAAATACTACGCACGTATTAATGATACTTCCTTCTACATGGCACCTACCCCAGTCTCTGCCTATACTATGGAAATCACTTATATCAAGAAGCCTGTAACAATCTCTGCCACATCCCCTACCAACTTCTATACGGAAGAGATGGGCAACGCCCTCTTCTACGCAACCATGAAACAGGCCAATCTCTTTGACAAGGCCTTCGAGCAGGCTGCAGCATGGGAAGCAGAGTATGGCAAGGAAGTCGCGCGCATGAACAATGAGAATAGACGAACACGCCGTGATGATCGGCAGGCCAATACCTACCCAGCAGGAGAGAATAATACTGATGGTGGCCTCTAAAATGTGGTATAATACTTCAAAGGATAACTAATGGCTAGTAGCACTTCTTCCATCTTACGTGTCAGACTTATGGCTGCAGGCGAAAACGTCGACACTTGGGGTGACAATACTAATACCAACTTGGAGCTTCTGGAAGATGCTATTGCAGGGCATGTCTCCATCTCCGTAAGCGCAGCCTCTACACAAGTAACCGCCACCAACTGGGCAACAGACAATCAACGCTACGGCGCTATCACCTTCTCAGGTGATGTAGGGGCTACAGCTTCTGTAACCTTCCCTACTACTCAGAAGTTCTGGTTTATCCGAAACAATTACACGGGCACCGAGGGCATCAAGGTCAAGGTATCCGCAGGCACAGGCGTGACCCTGACCCCTGACAAGTGGCACTTCGCCCTAGCAGATGGTAGCACCACCCTCCAAGTAATTCCTCTCAATGTCACCACCTCCATTAGTGCCACCTCCATTCCCCTTGTGCGCACCAGCACAGGCGTCTCCGCCTCAACTGCTATTGGTCCTGCTGCTGATCCAGCTACAGGCCTAATTTTCCCTACCTTAGCAGTAGAAGCAATTGTCTCTGGTGTACAGCAGGGAGGTTGGAATGAACTAGGCCTCTTCACCAATCGCAAAGGCGTAACCTTAGGCAATATCTCTAACAAGACCCGTGTTATCAGCACGTCCGTCTCAGGCGAAAACTATCAAGGCATTCTTATTAACGCTGACTTTGAACTTTCCACTCTAGATGAGACAGGTTTACAGGGCGTCTTCATGGGTATGCGCGATAACACCTTTGTAGTAGTTCGCTGCAGCGCCACTACAGGCATCCCCAACTTCAACGAGGACTCCTTCGCCGTAAGCGTTGAACCTCTTAATTCGAGTACAGGTACATACGGTCGATGGGTAGTAGGCACTCCTGTAACTCTTGGAGTATCTACATTTTCAACTGGAGCTATTGTATCTGTTAATCATGGTGTAGGGGGTGCCCCAGACATGACAAAAATTGTGTATATTTGTTCCGTGTCTGATCCAGTTGCTCCGGGATACGGTCCGGGTGATCGTGTTCTTTTTGTAGGTGAACGAAATACTTCAGGCACTACAAATGGTTTTGTTATTACAGGAGCAGATGCAACCAAGGCCTTTATTGCTGGAAAGACTGGCGGAGATATCCCATCTAAAACAAATGGATTAATGACTGGAAACACAGTTGTTACTCCCGGTGCGTGGAATGTAGAGTTTACTTTTTATAGATTTGTGACGTAAAATGGCAGATGGCGGCAAGTTTGTCAAGATAGATTTTGCTCCCGGTATTGATCGAGATGCAACGCAAAGAACAGCGGTACCTTCTTGGTACGATATCGACAAGGTAAGATTTAGAAATGGCTTACCTGAAAATTTTTATGGCTGGCAGCGCGCAAATGCTTCTCCTGAAATTATGGACGGCGTTGCACGAGGTATCCATGCGTGGGCGAATCTCCAAGGAACTTCGTATGTAGCCGCAGGCACCCACAAGAAACTCTATGTAAGTAGGGGTGATGTGGCGTATGATATTACTCCTATTATGGGAGAAGTAACTGTATCTTCGGGCATGTCCGCCATCCAAGGTTCGGCTATTATTTCTGTCTCCGTAACTAACTCGGCCTCACAGGGCGACTTTGTAGTTCTTCAGACTTTAGACACTACCTTAGGTGGCAACGTAAACTTTAATCAGAATACTGGTCCCTTCTCATCCTTTGAAATTCAGAGTGCCACTTCTGTGGGCTTCACTTTCAATTACGTCACAGTAGCAGAGTCTACCTCTACGGCATCAGCAGGCAATAATCGTATCTCGTTCCTTATTGAGCCGGGCACCCTTAACGGTGAGGCAGGTACGGGCTGGGGTACTTCAACTTGGGGTACAGGCGCTTGGGGCACCATCCGTAATGTAGGTGAGAACCAGACCTTTGGCACCTATTGGTCTCTTGACAACTGGGGAGAGGACCTTCTTGCCCTCAAGAATCAAAGCCAAATCTATACGTGGCACCTGAGCGCAGGCATTTCTTCTCGGGCGACCCTCATCACCGCCTCGCCTTCAGTCAATGACTATATGCTTGTGAGCAATGAGCGTTTCGTAATCAGCTTTGGCACCACTTCCCAAACTTCAGGTGACTATGCACCTATGCGTGTAAGATGGAGCGCCTCCGAAAACTTTAGTGATTGGGTCGCCTCTGTAGGTAATGACGCGGGCGACTATATCCTTACAGGTGGGTCCCGCATCATGACAGCCGTGAAGACCCGAGGTGAAATCCTTGTACTTACAGATAAGACGGCATGGGTTATGCGGTACATTAGCGAACCCTTCATTTACGGCTTTGAGCAAGTAGGCGACAATTGTGGTTCTGCATCTTTTCATGGCGCAGTGGATGTCAATGGTGTTGTTTACTGGATGTCTGACCATGGATTCCACAGGTACAGAGGTGTTGTAGAAGATATTCCGTGCCCAATTCACCGTTACATCTTTGACCAGAGAGAAGATGGGGCCATCAATAAGAAGATGCGGTGGAAAACATATGCGGGCACTAATGCCAAATACAATGAAGTAATTTTCTTCTATCAAGGTAAAAATGGTGTGGATTGCGATCACTATGTCATCTACAATATTGAAGAGAATATTTGGTATTATGGTACTTTGAATAGAAGTAGCTGGGTTGACCGAGGCAACTTCTCTAATCCCATTGCCACAGCCATTGTTACTACAGGCACATCTTTAGATACTTGTTGCTTTTACTACCACGATATTGATGAAGGAGATGGCATTGAAGCTTTTACTTCTTATATTGAGTCGGGTTCGTTCGATGTAGAAGATGGGGATAAACTCTTATTTGTTAATAGATTAATCCCGGACCTTGATATTGACAGTGGAGATATTAAATTCTACCTGAAATCTCGCAAGTATCCCGGCAGAGATTGGACTGTAAAAGGTCCGTACACAGTCTCCACCTCTTCAGAACTTATTAATGTCAGAAGTAGAGGGCGGTCTTTTGCTATTCGTATTGAGAGCAGTACAAGTTCTGCATGGACTCTAGGTTCTTTACGTATGGCTATTCAACCAGATGGTGAACAATAATGGCTTCTTTCCCTAAAGTAGGATTCTCAACTCCAGCCGCGCTACCCCGGCCACCAAGTTCTATGGATTCAGAATTGATGAAGTTTCTTACGGACCTTGTGCGTTCCGTAGAACAAAACAATTTTGCTTTTCCATCTATGTCTTCTTTTGTACATCTTCTTTCAAAGAACATTTTCACATACAAGAATGAAGATATAGGGTTTATCTTTAATGCTGCATATGATATTAAGTTAGATCAATTTAATCGCATTGATACTAGTGAGTATGCTTTCTGGATAGACATCAATACAACACACAGTACAGACTCTAGTACTGGGGGACTTGCCCTCTATTATGCACCGCCTGCTTCAAATCCTATTGCCGCTATTGGGGTGACCAATGGGTGGACCAAGATAGTTATCTTCAGGGATACAGGAATTATTGATGGGCGTCTTAGGGACTTCACATCTGTCAAAGATTATGGGGCAACTGGTGATGGTGTAACTGATGACACTGATGCCATCAATGCGGCTTTGGCTGCTAACGATAAAGTGTACTTGCCTGCAGGCACATACATTACTTCAGACGTGCTTCTATACGGCATTAATACGCAACTAGCAGGGGACGGGCACCAATCTTCTATTATTTCAGGCACGCATACTGGCAATGTTCTGGGGCCTGCGGATAATGAGGCTCGGCATCGTGGTCTTCTATTTGAGCACTTTGCTATTGTGAAGTCTGCTAACACTGGTACAGGTAATGGTCTCTATTGGTCGAATACCAAAGATTCACAGATAAACCAGATTCAAATTACCCAATGTAATATTGGTTTCCTATTTCAACCGGAAGACGATGCCAACTTCAGCTACCATAATGAAATTAAATGGCTTCTAAGTTTTTCTAATACAACGAGTGCTGTCAAGACAGACGCAACCGGAACCGACTATCCTAACGCCAACACCTTCATCGGGGGCACATGGCGTGGGGGCACTACTACTTGTGATCTAGTTCAAGGCGGGGGCATTCGTCTATTAGATACATCAATTGAAGGGTCCACGACTGATTGGCTACGTATTCGCCCCGGAGCCGACGGAGCTTTGCTAATTGGTTGCCGCTTTGAGAATGGATCAGATTCAGACCTCCTGACTGGCGGAGTGAGAATTGAAGCTTCTGGTGTACAGGTTTTAGGTGGAACATCTACAAAGGGGCAGATTCTACCTTACAGGGATAAGTCAGGGAGTGAAACTTTAATCATTGGGCACAAGGCAAGTGGGGATAGTGTATTCTTCGGCACTAGTCCGTACGCCATGGACCGTGAAAATGGTAAGTCAGAATGGGGATCATGGGGTGGTATTGGTCTGCACCAAAATTATCTTACAAGGTCAAACATCTTTAATAACGGAACGTCATGGCCTGTTAGTGGTACGCTCACACCTACTACAGGACAGACAGACCGATTTGGGGGAACTGGCGCTACCCGTTTTGTTACAGGAAGCACATCTCCGTCAAGAAGTCAGACTACCTCTTTGAATTGTGCGGGTGTGACAGTCTGTGCATCTGTGTGGCTAAGAGCAGATATTGAAGGTACTCTCCAATTTAGTATTCGAGAAAGTGGAAGTTCTTTCGGTAATGGTACAGATGAAACCTTAAGAGATGTCTGGATTTCTACTGAATGGAGACGCCATTGGATTTGGCATACTTTTGATGGGGCAACTGCAGGCACAGTTGTCTTTGGTTTTCGTAGTCAGGCAGGAGACCTCGATGAGTTTTATATCCATCAAGGACTTCTGAATGATGGGAAATACCCCGGCATCTATGTAGAGACTGTTGGCAGTGCAAGCACTTCCTCTAATGTGAAACTCAGTATTGGTACAGGAACTTCAGGTCAAAATCCTCCAGCAGATTTTACTAAAGGAGGTGTAGCCACTCTAGTGAAAGCAGGAGCTATCACAGATGGGGACTTTGAAAACGCCTTTGATGGTCTTACAGGCATTGATAGTAATAATGGGCGCTTCTATTTCAGATACGGGGGCGCGTGGCATTATTGTACACAAGATGCGTAAGTATTGCACTGTCTTGAATTCTGTGATATAATACTATAATGAATAGGGCTGACATGTATCAAACACTCAAATACGCAGAAGGTGGCGCAGTCGATAAGCAGAAGATGTTCGCTGCCCTCTCCCAAGTAATGGAACAGCAGGCTGCTCCTGTTGCCCCGAATGATAATGGTCTCGTCTCTGGACCCGGAGGCGGGCTTGAAGATGCTATCCCTGCCTCCCTTGAGGGTGAGCCTGCTGCTCTCAGTGATGGTGAATTTATCATTCCCGCAGACGTAGTAGCTATGATCGGGGACGGTTCCACTGATGCGGGGGCACGACGCCTTCAAGGTATTATTGCACAGGTGCGCCAGCAGAAGACAGGCACGGCTGAGCAGGCCCCTTCTCTTTCAGGAATCTAACATATGAGTCTCTTTTCAACACTCTTTGGTGGCGGTGATACAGGCGGCTCGAACACCAGCACATCCCTGCCTCAGTGGCTGCAGCAGGCCTATCAAGGCGCAATCAGTAAGGCTAACAGCGCCTATGCGGCTACCTCAGGGCTTCCTCGTGATGTAATTGTACCGGGCTTCGCGCCTGAGCAGGAAGCTGCCTTTGGGGCTGTAGTTGGAGGTCTGGGCCAGTACCTTCCTCAGATGGATACAGCTATGGGTATGGCTGCAGACTACGATCCGCGCCGCTACGACATCGGCTTCTGGGGCAATGATGCTGCCGCGCAGTACATGAATCCCTATGCGCAGAACGTCATTGATATCAATAAGAGGGAGGCCTCTAAAGACTTTCAGAATAGCAGAAATCTTGTCTCAGGTCAAGCCCAAGCAGCGGGGGCCTTTGGGGGTTCACGCCAGGGTGTAGTTGAATCTGAACTTTATAATCAGGAAGCCAAGACCTTAGCAGACATTCAGAACACGGGGCTTGCCTCTGCCTACGACACGGCCTTTGGCAACTTCAATACAGATCGAAATGCCTTCCTAGAATCCGCCGCTAAAGATGACGCTTCAATGCAGGCGCGGGCCTCAAGTCTCGGCTCTTTAGCCGGGCAGTCACAGAGTATGTTCTATAGGGATGTAGGGGCACTCTCAGGCGTAGGCGAAGATCGACGGGCACTTGAGCAGCAGTACTCAGACTACTACTCACAGTATCCTTGGGAAGTCGCGGGCAACTACTCAAAAACTATTAGCGGGCTACCTAATGGTATTGGAGACACCAATACACAGACGAATGCGGGACCGGGCAATCCCCTCTCTGCGCTTACAGGCCTTGCAGCTATTGGGGAGTCCACTGGGGCATTTGGGGCGGAAGGCTGGCTAGGCTTCAAGAAGGGTGGTCTCGTACGCAAGTATGCTACAGGAGGGCTGACCTCAAATAATCCCGGCAACATCGTATACGACTCGCGGAATGATTGGCAAGGTTCTAACTATGCAGACAATAGTGAAGGTCGCTTTGAATCTTTCGAGACGCCCACCTCAGGCATCAGGGCACTTAGTAAGCTCCTATCCAACTACGAGAAATCCTATGGCCTTAATACCGTAGAGGGTATCATTGCCCGCTTTGCCCCTGCGCATGAGAATGATACTGAAGGCTACGCTAACTATGTAGCTGACAGAATAGGCGTGCAGCCGGGTGATGCACTGAATGTGTCTGACCCCACGACGATGCACAGCATTGTATCTGCCATTATTGAATTTGAGAATGGCTCTAATCCTTACGACCCCAATCTTATTAGAGACGGCATTGCTGCCTCTCTTCAAGGGTCTTCAACTGATGGTCGTCAGGGTCAAATCCCAGTAGCACCCCTACCTCAGAAAGCAATTAGTCCTGAAGATACTGTAGTCATTAGCAAATTCGTAGATCAACTCCTAGGAAGTTCCTCTTCTCTTTCAGGCGGAGCAAATACACAGCAGGACTTCTATGGCCGCAAGTACGAAGAGGGGGGTCTAGTAGAAAGGCTCTCAGATTACTTTGGCTCTGCGAGTGACTATGCTGCACAAGAAATTCCAAATATCTCTTTCTCGGACATGCTCGCTAATGTCTTTGGTGAAGATGCAGTTGCCATTAATAATAGAGTAGGTGAATCTATTAGGAATAATTTTGACTGGCTAGGTGACCTTGCATGGATTACACCTGAGGAACGCGCTGGCCGAGATGGGGGAACTCCGGGTGCATCATCGCCTCCGCGCTATAATAGTTCAGAGCAGTTCCGCCCTGACCCCGTTGTTCCGGGCGCGCCACACACGCCTTCAGACTTTGGGGCCACAGACACACCGCTTCCTGCTCAGGAAAGAATAACAGCTAGAGCTACTGCCATGCCTCCCGCTGCCGCTTCTGATGAATTTACACTAGCAGACTTCTTTGGCAATAATGAGGCCATGATGTCACTAGGCGCAGCCATGATGCAGCAGGAGTCCGGCGAAGGCCTCTTCGGGGCGATGGGTCGTGGCATCGACGCCTATCAGGGCACAACCGATAAGCAGATGGCTCGTGACGCAGAGGCACGCGATCAGAAGATGGCCGAGGCTATTGCGACGCATAATCAGCGGATGAGTGAAGGCAACCTTGAAGTCAATCAGGATACTATCGCCGTCAGTCGTGAGCGTCTCGATTTTGCCCGTGAAGAACTGCAGAGTAATCTTGAAGGTCTTGGCCTTGAGAGATACTTGACAGAAGCTAGAATTGAGGAGATTCTAACTAACACTAATATTGCTAAACTTGCTAATGATCCTAGCCGCCTACGCGGTGAACTAGAAGCCAAACTCACTGTAGACCTCCTGAAAATCTATCAAGAACAGGATTTAAACGGTATGCTCCCAGAGGGCATGACCGCACAGGATGCAGCGATGGAGACCGCCAGAATTCTGGCAGACAATTATATTACTACTATCCTGCCAGTACAAACAGAAGGTACGTAACACAGAACCAATGTCAACATTAACAGAGCTACTAAAGCAGGGCAATCCTCTTATTGCAAAGGATACCGATGAAGAAATTCTAAATCTTTATTGGCCCCAGTACCAGAATGCTTATGACGACTTCGAGCATTTTCAGCAAGCTGCTAATGAAACCAATTGGAACATGCCCGCACCTAAGGCGCGTGTCTCTCCTGAGCCTACGCCCCCTGACCCCAAGGATCAGAACTACTTCGAAGGCCTGTGGAACAACCTAGGTAAGGGTGCCTACGGCACAGCCTCCATGGTCGCGGGCTTCGGTGAATACCTTTCAGATGTAACCGGCGCTGATGACGCAAAAGATTACTTCAATAAGCGGCGTACAGTCCTTGGGGATATTGCCGAGAATATTGCTGTACCTGTAGAATCCATTGAAGAAATTGATGGCCTCTTCTCGGGCTTCGAGTGGGCCACGGGGCAACTGGCGCAACAGACCCTTAACCTTATTCTGGCAGGCTCTTTGGTGCCACTCGCCGGAGCAATCGTCCCTGGAGTGGCCGCAGGCGCAGGCCTCGTCACCAAGCTATCACATGCTGCCATGACTGCAGCTATTGGCTCTGCCCCCGCATCCTTCGTCCTGAATACAGGTGAATCATACTCTCGTCTTGAGAATGCTGGGGCAGCAACCGTTGCAGGTAGCGTAAAGGCTGCTCTCGACTCTATCGGCTTTGGCCTCCTACTTGGCGGGCCAATGGGTAAAGTCTTTGGTAAGAGTTTCCTCAAGGCGCTAATGTCTACTAGTGATTCCAAGGCAGTACGTAAAGTACTCACAGGCATTGCAGGCGGTATTGCCTCTGAAGGCATTACTGAAGGGGCGCAGGAAGCTGTAGACGTAGCTGCCGAGAAATACATCAAAGATTTGGGCATCACCCTTACAGATGATGACATCATGGGCATCCTCAATTCTGCAGCCTCAGGCGCGGCAGTTGGTGGTCTCCTTGGTGGTTTCGGCAACTTCCTGCAGCACAATAGTGATCGTACTGCCAAGGAAGAAGTAGATCAAATTGAGAAAGCCATCAAGGATACGCTTGCGGGCCTTTCCACCGATGTAGCACTTGATGAGGAACTTGTCGCAAAGGGCGAAGAAGTCCTAAAGGAAGAAGGCCTTTCCACTGAAGGTGTACCCAATGGCACAAAGGCGGGCCTTGGCAAACTCGCCCAGAGTGTCGAAGAGCAAGAACAAATTGAAGTAGGTCCTTTCACTTCCACAGAAATTGTCTCCCTTATTGCAGGCGAAGATTCTGAAGTAGGCCCCTTTACTACTGAAGAGATTGATCCCCTCCTTTCTGATGAGGCTCCTAAGACCGTCAAGGGTAAAGAAAAGGCGGCAATAATCAAGGGCAATACTGCCAAGGTAGAAGCGCCCAAAGCAGAGGCCTCCAAAGTAGAGGCTAAGGCTGAAGCTAAAGTAGAGGCTCCCAAGAAGGAAGCTCCTGCTCCTGTCGTAGTCATGACCAACTTTACTAGTGGGCTTAGCCTTAATGCACAGAAGGCATGGCAGCGCACTATGGGCAAGCCTGCTCCTGCCACTCTGACAGAAGATCAGCTTGTAGCTTTCCTTGATAAGGTCTCGCACAAGACACTCAATAACAAGAATCATTTCCTGCGCAAACTCCTTGGCCGGGAAGAATGGTTCAAGAATTATCTTGCGGGCCGCAAGGAGACAGCAGACCAAGAGACCTCTCAGAAGATTGCACACCTTATTACGGTGCCCTCTAATAGCGTCATTACGCCTAATGCTACTGACGTTGCTATCCCCGAGGACAATAAGGATGCGCGCAAAGATATCATCAAGAAGTACCTTGGAAAGCTACCCAAAGTTCTGACCGTAAAGGATATTCAGGAACTCATAAAGAAGCTGCCCTCCGAACACTTGGCGTCTGAATACTATTGGCTCCACGAAATTATGGCTGATACGCCCTATGCCAATTGGTACGGCAACCTTGTTGTACAGGAGCGCCTCACTAGAGAAGTCAAGGGCAATCAGGTCTCAGACACGGCTACTAAGATTGATGAGGCTCCCCGCATAACCTCCTCTAAGAAGTCGGCCTTCGAGTTGATGACTCCTGAAGAGAAAGTTGAGGAAGAGAAAGCTTCCCGGCGAGAGATTATTCCTGCCTTAATTAAGGGGCACTTCATTAATGGTTACAATGGTGCGCCAGCCCCAGCCTCCAATCTTTCACTTGTGCGCCGTCAAGAAGTAGCTGAGACAGGTGACCTAGAAGCCAATGCCAAGGCAGGCAATATTCCCTACTATGCATGGTACATGGGCCGCATTCATGGTGCCCTTAAGGGTAAGCAATATGCGGATGAAGTTATTGATAAGAATGCCAGACGTGCTGCCAAGAAAGATAGCAAGGCGGTCTCTGTCGTAAATCTGGGGGGCAAGCTCCTTACCAAGGATGGGTCAGCAGAAGCTACTCTAGCCAAGGATGGCCTCTATGACATCACCATTGAAGGCAAGCCTTATGGCAGGCGCTTCCAGACTGAGAAGGCAGCCAATGACTTCCTAGAAGCTTACGCTTTCAGACAAGCAGAACTGGCTCGCAAGAGGCGCGGCAAGGCCAAGTACCTAGCTTCAAAGAATGCAGTAGAAGAAGACTCTACGGAGATAGACCCGGCAATTGCTGCACAGATGTCCAATGAAGAGGCAGAAGGTACAGCCCAAGCAGATGTTGATGATGCCTTCCTAGAGTCAGTAATTGACAGTGAGCGTGACGAAGTGGAAGAGGGCGATACTGACAATCTTGCAGAAGGCGGGACCTCTGTAGAAGGGGGCGCTCTACATAATAGCTATGCGTATCAGGATGGGCAAGTTCGCGTTCCTATTCAGAATCAGGAGAAGTGGGCCAAGGTTGTTGGGGAGATGCGCGCCTTAGCTGAGAAGATTCTGGGAAGCTCCATTAATAGGATGTTTTTCACTGAAGCTCCCTACATCATTTGGGGAACCCACTCTGCTAGAGGTGTAACAACTGCCTTACCTAATGCAGGCCATATCGCCATTGCCTCTATAAGTAAGGATGGCCGTGTTGTAGTGCATGAAGCTTTGCATCTTGCAGAACGCCTAGGCCTTGTCGCGCCCGGAGACATTAACATTCTCAATTCAAGTAAGCACCAGCTTATTGCTCTTGTAGAAGAGGCAAAGAAGCTAGGCGCACTCTTCCCCAGTACAGACGTTACTCAGAAGAGCATGGCGGAGATTCGCGCTTACGGTCTTGAGGCCTACTACTTCATGAAGAACAGGGGGAAAAACCCCAAGACCCTCTATGGCAAGGCAAAGGAAATCTTTAGCCGCATCTGGAACTTCTTCAAGAATATGCGGAACCTCTTAGCCCAGAACGACATCAGGACCTACCAAGATATCTTCGATGACTTCCTTAGTGGCAAGATGGCTGCAAAACCCAATACAGAAGCTACCCTAGAATACTTCAAGAAGCTACGCCTAGATGCGGCTCTACTTCCTCACGAGGTAGATGCCATTGGTAATACAGTGGTACGTACTGCGGATGGTCAGCCTATTGTCTTCTTCAGGCGCAAGGCAGATGAAGGCGAAATTGTGGCAGTCTCGCAGGCCTCCGCTATGAATGAGTCAATGCCCACCTCAGACCTCCATCTCATTGATTTCAGCATTGCTCCGGCCTTTATGAATATGAAGAATCCTCTCATGATTAATATTTCTGAGTGGAATCCAAGTCCCCTTACGATCATGGAAGCCCTTATAGAACGGAGTATGGGGAGTACAGTCTCGTATAATATACTCCTTGGTGTAGAACAGGATATGATTAAGAATCCTGCTAAGGCATGGAAAATTCTTACAGACGTACTTAAGAGTGCGGGCTTCGATGGCCTTCAAATTAATCCCGTAGACTTCCTACCTCATTGGATCAGCTTTGATGAGAACCAGTTCGTCTACACTAGGGTCCCAGAATTTATTGATGTGCCCGCAGGCCTTGATACTAACTTTGCAGAAGTAATTCCCACTGAGGCGGTACCCTTCACAGAAGCGTATGTGGCACAGAAGGGACAAGATACTGGTGAGGGCACGGGCTTCAAGGTAGCGCGCAAGATTGCTGATCCGGCATGGATCGCGGACCACTATCCGGCATTCGCTCCTATCTTCAGAGTTGCCAAGGAGATGGGCAACAAGGCTAGTGAAATTCAGAACAAGATGCTACCCAAGTTGCGCACCTTCAAGGAGAACTACGCATCTAATCCGTGGCGCTTCTCTGTCGTAGGCACCAATAAGAAGCTACAACTCCGCATTAACAAGACAAAGAATCTGACGCGGGCCGTTGCTGCTATGGATCACTTCGGCCTGACTGTGCTGGAAGACAAGATTAGTCCTACCGCTCTTAGTGAAGATATGCGGCAGTCTCTTAATGAGGATGGTGTAAGCACTGAGAATTTCCTCTATAGGGTCAGCGTCAAGCAGATACAGCGTCTCTACGGGGACTTCTATGGAGAAGAGTTAGATATTCCTGTCAACGACATCTTCCATGCTGAGAGTACCTTCTACTTGGATTACACTGATTGGCAGACGGTGAAGAACATCTATGAAGTTTCGCAGATGTCTCTTGATGAACTGGGTAAGGCGCGTATTGCTGAAGCTGGTAAGATCATGGGCGCGATCCTTGATCCCAATACTCCCCTTGCAGTCCTCTATGGCCTTCTTCCCGACGCAGGTAAGATTGATAGTGAGAAGCTGGACGCCCTCATCAAGGACCTTGAGCAGATCAATAAGCTTAAGGGTAAATTCTATATTCCCCACATGCGCCATGGCGATTACGCTATTGCCGTTCACGACAAGATTGTTGAGGCAGATGGCACTATTAAGCAGGGAGAAATTCGCTACCTAGAATACTTTGATATTCCTATACTAAAGCGTGACGGCAAGAAGCTCCTTAGCAAGAAGCGGCGCATTCGGCAGACCACTGCAGAGCACATGAATGCCATGCCTGATGAGTACAAAAATGAGGACAGATACATCATTAGTCCTATGTCCCCCTCTAGAGATTACTTCAAGCGTACTCCCCTCTA